GGGTTCTCCGGGGTCGTGTGCGACGAATACGGAGACTGGAAACCAAGCGTGTTCCCTTTGGTCATTCGCCCGGCGTTGTCGGATAAACAGGGCTGGTGCGTGTTCATGGGTACGCCCAAAGGACGCAACGAGTTCTACACGGTTTACAACCGCGCACAACGCTCACCTGATTGGTTCTGCATGACGCTACCGGCTGACAAATCAGGGCTGCTGCCGCCGACAGAACTGGATGCAGCAAAAGCACAGTTGACGATTGACCAATACAATCAGGAGTTCCTGTGCTCATTTGATGCAGCAATTGTGGGCGCAATTTACGGAATCGAGATGCGGGAAGCCACAGAGCAGGGCAGGGTCTGCGACGTACCTTACGACCCAAACCTGCCGGTGCATACCGCATGGGACTTGGGCTGGAAGGACGACACGGCGATTTGGTGGTATCAAGTTGTACGGGGTGAGATCCATGTACTTGACTTCTACGCAGTCAGCGGCGCAACCATCCGCGAGTTGGCTGAAGTCGTTCTCGCCAAACCATACCGGTACGGCAAACATCATTTGCCGCACGATGCGCGAGCGAAAACATTGGCCTCGGGAGGCAAGTCCATCATCGAACAGATGGCAGAGTTTCTTGGCATCCAGTCACTGCGAATCGTCCCAGAACTTGGACTACAGAACGGCATCCAAGCGGTAAGGCGAATGCTGCCGCGTTGTTGGTTCCATGTGGAACATTGCGCCGATGGCATTGAGGCGTTGAAACAGTATCAACGCGAGTACGACGAAGATAAGAAAGCATTTCGAGCGCAGCCGCTTCACAACTGGTGTTCGCATCCGGCTGATGCTTTCCGTATGCTTGCGGTGGCGTGGGAGGAAGAGCCGAAGGCGGCCACACCACCACAAGAGAAGGTACTCATCGTCGGCCCACAGAACGAAGTCACGATGAACGATATGTGGCAAATGCACGAGAATCAGCAGCCTCGGAGGGCAAGACTATGAGTGGCGTTGAACAACCTTATCGATATTTTTATGAACACATTTCAGCAGGCCAGACCGCGCAGGTATTGGGCGGCACTGGCGCAAAAGGTGATTATTTGCACCGTTTGATCTGCACCGTGACCACTGCGGCCACCAGCAGCGTTGTCGTTGTTGACGGCGCAGGCACAGGCATTCTCACGCACACCGTGTTGCCGAACAACGTAGGCAGTGGCATTGGCGTGTACAACATTGAGTTGAACGCGATCTCTGCTAACGGTGCGTGGAAGGTGACGACCGGCGCAGGCGTTGAAGTGATGGCCGTCGGCATATTCTCGGCCTAATGAGGGCATAAGTAATGGAACCGATCCGTAGCACTGGCGTAGAGAAATACCTGTCCATCATTGGCGGGTATGACAACGAGTTCGCCAAGTGGACGGCGCGTACCAAGAAGATCCTCAAACGGTATCGTGACGACACTCGCGGCCAGACGGGTAACGAGACAGCCAAGTTCAATATCCTGTGGAGCAACGTCCAAACGCTTATCCCTGCCGTGTACGCCAAACTGCCCAGCGCCGATGTGTCGCGTCGCTTTGGTGACAACGATCCTGTCAGCCGTGTGGCCTCGCTGTTGATCGAACGCGCAATCGACTTTGAGATCGAGCATTACCCTGACTTTCGCTCAACCATGCGTCACAGCGTGGAGGATCGCTTTCTCGGTGGGCGTGGCGTGGCATGGGCGCGATACGAGCCGCACGTTGCCCCGCAGGGCATTGGCGACGATGGCTTGCAGGTCACTGAGGATATCGAGCAGGGCGAAGATGGCGAGATGCCGGAGCAGATCGAGTACGAATGTGCGCCGGTAGACTACGTTCACTGGCGTGATTTCGGTCACTCAACCGCTAGAACCTGGGAAGAAGTCACCTGCGTATGGCGCTGGGTCTATATGACTTATGAGGCGCTTGCAGAGCGCTTTGGCGAGGAAAAGGCAAAAAAGATCCCGCTTGACCAAGGGCCGGAGCCGTTAAACGCTTACAACGAATCCAAGAAGTCCTATAACCGCGCAAAGATTTGCGAGTTGTGGGACAAAGAAACCAACAAGGTTTACTGGCTCTCAAAGTCTGTGCCGGTGTTCATCGATGAGCGCGACGATCCGTTGGAGCTGGAAGGGTTCTTCCCCTGCCCCAAGCCGTTGTATGCGACGACGACCTCAGACAGCCTTGTGCCAGTCCCTGACTTTGTGCTGTACCAAGATCAGGCAATGGAGTTGGACATCCTCAGCGATCGCATTGACGGGTTGGTGAAGTCTCTGCGGGTGCGTGGCGTGTATGACGCAAGCCAGCCTGCCTTGCAGCGTCTGATGACGGAAGGCGACAACAACAGCCTGATTCCCGTCGACAAGTGGATGGCGTTTGGCGAAAAGGGTGGCTTGAAAGGGTCAATTGACCTGCTGCCGCTGGATACGTTGGCCGCTGCCCTGATGCAATGCTATCAGGCACGCAATGACATCAAGCAGCAGATTTACGAGATTACGGGCATCTCGGACATCATTCGTGGCGCGTCTCATGCGTCGGAGACTGCGACTGCACAGCAGATCAAGGGTCAGTATGCTGGCCTGCGTTTGCGGTCCATGCAGGAAGATGTGGCGTTGTATGCGTCGGAATTGATCCGTCTTAAAGCGCAGATTATTTGCAGCAAGTTTCAGCCGCAGACGATTCTGGCCTATGCAGCCGCACAGCAGATGCAGCCTGCCGACCAGCAATTGATTCCGCAGGCGTTGCAGTTGCTTAAGGACAAACCGCTACGCAATTTCCGCATTGAGGTTGCGTCGGACTCGCTGGTGCAATTGGACGAAAGCCAGCAGAAACAAGATCGAATGGAGTTTTTGAACACTTACAGCAACTTCTTGCGCCAGGCATTGCCGGTGGGCCAAAGCAGTCCTGAATTGATCCCGATGATGATTGAATTGCTCAAGTATGGCGTAAGCGCATTCCCGCAGGCTAGGGCAATTGAAGGTGCGCTGGATCAAGCATTGGACCAGTTGAAGAAGGGCGCGGGTCAACAGAAGCCTCACCCAGAAGAACAGAAAGCGCAGATGCAGGCCCAAATGGAGCAGCAGAAAGCGCAGGTTCAGGCCCAGCTTGAGCAATCAAGGATGCAGGCCACGATGCAGATTGAGCAGGCTAAATTGCAGGCAGAAAGCCAGATGGAAGCTCAGCGCCAGCAAATGGAGGCGCAGCGTCATCAATTGGAAGCGCAGTACAAGGCGCAGCAGGCCGCGCAAAATGATCAGTTTGAACGGTGGAAGGCGCAGCTTGATTCGGCTACCAAGATCACCATTGCGCGTATCTCGGCTAACCCTGCCGATCCGTCAATGATGGCCGCAGAGCAGGCCGCGACCGCAACCGTGACGCAAGACTTGAGCAACCTAATGGGTCATTGAGATGAAACGCACTTACGTTTACGAAGATGGCGAGATGGTTGAGAAGATCAAGAGCAAGCGCCGCGAGACGCTGCACTATGTTCAGGACGACATCAAACCGTATCAGAGCATGGCTGACGGATCCATCATTAGCAGCCGTTCGCAGCATCGTCGCCACCTCAAGCGTCACAATTGCGTTGAGGTGGGTAATGAGTCGATGGAGACCAAAATAGCGCCAGTGAAAGACTCACGGCGTGAGGTGTTGAGAGAGCAGTTGTCCAATATGACGCACAGACAGGCGAATGAAATATTGGGCAGACTGCGAGACGATTTGAGATTTTCCAATCCCCACAGGAAGTAATTATGGAAAGCGTTGAACCGATGACCCCAGTTGTTGCCGATGAAGGTAATGACCGTCGAGAACTGTTAGAACAGCAGTTTGAGCAGGCAGAAATTGCCGCACCAGTCGCCCGCGATGAGCAGGGCAAGTTTGCGCCGCGACAAGCGGAAACAGAGGCAGAGCCTCCCGTTTGGAAGCGTCCGCCTGCGTCGTGGAAAAAGGATTACCACGAACCGTGGAATACGGTTGATGACAAAATCAAGGAATACGTCTGGGCGCGTGAAGAGCAGATGCGTAAGGGCGTGGAGCCATTGCTGTCTAAAGCTCAGTTCGCTGACCAAATGGAAGAGGTTATTTCCCCATACCGCGACACTATTCGTGGTCTAGGCATCAAGGAGTCTGAAGCGGTCAAAGCACTGATGCAGGCTGACCATACGTTGCGTTTTGGTGCGCCAGAACAGAAACAACAGATGTTCATGCAGTTGGCGCAGCAATATGGCGTAAACCTCGCCAATCAGTTTGCTTACAATTCGCAAAACCCTGCAATGGATCCAACCATTTACGCTTTGCAAAACGAAGTGGTCAGGGTAAAGGGCCAGCTTCAGTCATGGCAGGATCAGCAAGAACAAGCGCAGAACGCCACCTTGCTAACAGAAATCAATAGCTTTGCTCAAAGGGCAGAGCATTTTGAGGCAGCGCGTCCCGATATGATTGCGTATCTCCAGTCAGGAGCCGCGCAGACATTAGAGGAAGCGTATGATAAAGCTGTCTGGAGTAATCCAGAATTGAGAGAG